TATCGGACGCCTTATGAGACAAGGTATGGATTGAGTCAATTTAGACAGTAGCGTTACAAAAATGCTTGACCATTACAACAAAAATGCTTGACCATTACAACCGGATTTGTTGTGTTGGCTCTGATTATTGAAAAAATAACGGGAATAGAATTCGACAAGTATCATAGAATTCGACAAGTATCTAAGTGACAATGTTTTTACACCTTCAATGATGCTCAATACTGGATATTATGAACTTGACATGCTACCTGCAAAATGTGCTGTAAATTATATTTACGATTGTGGCAATTACGCCGTCAATCTTTTCCGACGATTTTTCCTTGTCCGCCTTGATATTTCCCGCAGGATCGGTTCGTATAAAAACGTTGTCCATCATCCATCTCAGAACGGGATGACCGCCGTGGGCAATCCGCTTTTCAAGAGTCAGCTTCATCAGTTCCTTTGTGGGACTGTTCATGTCACGAAAGCCCTGCCCGAAGGGAACGACGGTAAAGCCCATTCCTTCGAGATTCTGGACCATCTGCACGGCTCCCCAGCGGTCGAACGCAATCTCGCGGATGTTGAACCGTTCGCCGAGGTTCTCGATGAACTTTTCGATGTATCCGTAGTGGATGACGTTGCCCTCGGTCGTTTCGAGCACACCCTGTTTCTGCCAGAGGTCGTACGGAACGTGATCGCGCCGGACTCTGAGGTCGAGCGTATCCTCCGGCACCCAGAAGTACGGGAGAACCACGTACTTGTCGTCTTCGTCCAGCGGCGGGAATACAAGCACGAACGCAGTGATGTCTGTTGTACTGGAGAGGTCGAGTCCGCCGTAGCAGACGCGGCCCTCGAGGTCGTCTTCGTTCACCGGGAAGGCGCAGGCGTCCCACTTGTCCATCGGCATCCAACGCACCGACTGCTTCACCCACTGGTTGAGTCGGAGCTGCCGGAAGGCGTTCTCCTCGCCGGGATTCTGTTTCGCCGACTCGCACGCGGCCTTGACCTTGTCGATGCCGACCGTGATGCCGAGGCTCGGATTCGCTTTCTTCCAGACTTTCGGGTCCGTCCAGTCCTCGGATTCGTCTGCTCCGAAGATGACCGGATAGAAGGTCGGATCATGCTTGCGCCCATTCATGATGTCAAGCGCCTTCTGGTGCTGCTCATAGCAGATCGACTGCGTGTCGTTTCCGGCGGTTGTGATCAGGAAGAATAGCGGCTGCATTCGGGCATCGCCGGAGCCTTTCGTCATGACGTCGAAGAGCTTCCGGTTGGGCTGTGTGTGCAGCTCGTCGAAGATGACGCCGTGCGTATTGAATCCATGCTTGTTTGCCACATCGGCGGAGAGCACCTGGTAAAAGCTGTGCGTCGGCAGATATTCGAGCCGCTTCTGCGATTCGAGAATCTTCACGCGCTTTGAAAGCGCCGGGCAGAAGCGCACCATATCGACCGCGACGTCAAAGACGATCTTGGCCTGATTCCGGTCAGCCGCGCAGCCGTACACCTCGGCGCGTTCCTCACCGTCGCCGCAGGTGAGCAGCAGTGCGATTGCCGCGGCAAGCTCCGATTTTCCTTGCTTCTTCGGGATCTCCACGTAGGCGGTGTTGAACTGCCGGTAGCCGTTCTCCTTTATCACGCCGAACAGGTCGCGGACGATCTGCTCCTGCCAGTCGATCAGCTCGAACGGCTTTCCAGCCCAGGTGCCTTTGGTATGGCAGAGCTGCTCAATGAAAAGGCAGGCGTAGTCGGCAAGATTCTCGTCGTAGTGGGAGGTCTTCTCCATGAACCGCGTGACCTTGTAATGTTTCAGTTTTCGTACTGCCAATGGAAAACCACTCCCTTCATGGCATAAAAATAACCGCATCGCTGCGGCTTCTATCAGTACGAGAGCAAGAGCCCGTCCGGACTCTGCTTTCGGAATATTCAAATTCAAGTGTTGCTTAGTTGTACTGCTTCATGAGAACCGCGTAGGCGAGCTGGCTTGCTTCGTCTTCTGGTTCGATGTCCCAGCCGCGGTCGTAGTTCAGGGTGACCTTGCCGCCCACACGCAACTCCATTTTGGAAATGCGTCCGCCGTCGATTCCGTAATCCTCGGAGGGCTCGTCGTAGTGCTTCACCCAGTATTGAACGACTGTGCCGTCAATCAATAAGCTGCCGTTTGTCCACATGGTCAGGCCTCCCCGCTGATCAAGAATTCGATGCCGTTCTTGCGTTCCGGCTCCTTGCTGCCGAAGCGGTGGTCGTCGGCTCTGGTGACGGTCTTGAGTCCGTTCATCCGGCAGCCGAGGCTTGTGAGTCCGTAGATGCCGTCCATCAGGCCGGTGCTTTCATCCGTTACCACAACCGTCTTGATGCCTGCCTTGCGAAGTGTGTCAACGAAATCCGCCAGTTCGTAATCCCAAGGCAAATCGTCAATCTCGAAAGCGTCCGCGCCGTTCCGCAGGCTCCGGTCGTACTCGACGAGCGCCTTATTCTGACCGCTCGTGTAAGGGTACGGGAATTCCTCCTTTTCGCGTTTGTCGAAGGCTTTCACGCCGTCCCAGTTGTCCGCGGCGATCATCGCGTCGCGTTCCTTTTCCCGGATGGCCTGCGCCTCGTTGTAGGCGATCGCCGTGTCTCTCATCTGTTCGAAGTAGGTGTTCTTTTCCATCGTTTTTCCTCCTGATTTTCGCTTGTTTTCTGTGCCTTCCGGCATGTATATACATCACTCTTTCGAGGGTATATAGCAAGTCAATTCGGCCAGATAAATTGATAAATTTCTGTGTCTGAAAATCAGGATTCCTGCGTTTCGCCAGTCATGATGAAATGCACGTATTCGCGGCGGTGATCTTCAATATACATAACCAGTTCGTAATATCCGGAATCGAACGCCAGCCGCTGAACCTCGAGAACCGAGAGCATATTGACCTTTCCCGTATCGCGGATACTCATAATTTGATTGAAAACTTTCTCGTCCATGTCAGTCCACCACCTTTCGCACGATGTCTTCGCCGTAGATGACGTTGAGACCGCTGCCGTTGTCCCAGTGAACAAGCAGGCTGCCAGAATCGTCCACGCCGTAAACTGTGCCTTTCGTGCCGATGGGCGGCGCCTGGATGTCGTCCATTTTCACAAGCTCGATGCGCGTTCCGTTCGGATACCACTTTCTCATGCTGTCGAGCTGTTCGGGTGTAATCAGTCTCATTCCGCTTCCTCCTTCTTGGGTGTTCCGTTCTTCCAGCTTGAATTGCCGCTGAGATTCTTCAACAGAATCTTGCGTTCCTGCTTGTACTCCGCGCCAATGAATCCCAGTCTCAGCAGGAAGCAGCGGAATGCGTATTTTTCATTCGTTACCGGCGTTTCCATGGAGCTTGCTCGCTTTAGTTCTTTGGAGAGCTTGCAGAGCTTTGCGATGAACTCCGTGTAGGCTTTGACCTCATCAGATCCCGGCAGCTCCGGAAACCATGGGAATGCGATGCGGTCTTCCTTTATCTCGAACCTAAGGTCGTCGATGCCGAGCGCCTTCTTGATGAGCGTCCCCTTGGCTTCGAGGATGTTGGTCAGCGTTCCGACTGCCACCTTGTCGAGCGGAAGCTCAACCGTCAAGCCCGTCTCGCCGCCCTGTGGCGCGTCCTGTTCGCTTGTTTCCGGCTCTTCGGATACTTCTCCGGCTTCGGCTTCAGCCGCTTCCTTCGGCTCAGGCTCGAATCCTGCGGCGGCGATGGCATCGAGAACCTTCTCGACTTCTTCGGAATCCGCCATGTCGTCGAACTCGAGCCTGCCGTCCTTGGTGACGGTGAAGTAGTCGATCTCGTAGTTGCAGGTCGGCATGAATTTGTATTCTGCCTTGGCTCCGGTGGTGTCGGAGATGACCTTGACCAGTTCTTTTCTCTGTGCTCCGGTTACGTTGTAGTTGATTCGCATTGTGTTTACCTCCGTTTTCATTGTGATTGTTTGCCTTTCGGCATGTCTATACATCACTCTTTTCGGCTGTAATAGCAAGCGAATACGCGATATTTAAGGCGTAGAATTATCCCGCCTGTTTCCGCTGCAGAACTGGTCACAGTACACAATCCCGGCAAGTACGAAACACACGCACGGGAGCGCCACACCGTTGCCCCACATCTTGTAGGCGGCGGAATCGGTGTACGGGTCTTTCAGCCATTTCCGTATCTGATTGTCGGTTTTCGGCTTCTTCGCGTGCGTGACCACCTTGCGGTGGGTTTCAAATACCTCGCGCCAGAATTGCATTTCATCCTCGGCCGGGTTTTCCGTTCCGAGGTCGTCGCACCACCAGTCGGGAAAGCCCTGCAGCCTTGCGCACTCAATTGGCGTGAGCCTGCGGACGATGTATTCCGGCTTCTCGGATACCGTCGGCGGGTCTTTGTAGTCCGTAGCGACAAGCGTATCCACAGCCTCTTCATTCGAGAACTTCGTGTGGTAGGAATTCTTGCTTGAGTGGTATGCGATTCCGTGGTTCTCGGTAGCGTTCAGTGTGAAGCTGACGCCGTCCTCGGAGTATCCGCTGCCGCGATGAGAAGGTCGGGTGCCGTTGCCTTCAAGAGCGACAACGGCGATTCCTCCCTGGTTGCAGGCCGGGTCGCCGCCGCGGGTGTCGAGCGTCCGTGAAGTATCGGCTTCGTAGATTCCGGCGTGCGGATTGTCAGACAGCATTGCGTGGCTCGAATCGGAGCTGATGCCGAAAGCCTTCATGTTCACCACGGCCACGCCGCCCTGGTTGCTGTCCGGCGCGTTGCCGCCGGTGTCTATCGTTCTCGCCGTGTCCGTTTCGTAGCAGTTCTGTCTTGCGTTCCTTGTTCCTTCGGAAGTGAACCGCACATCATAGGTTCTTGCGTTCTCGACCACAAGAGGCTGGTTGTTGCCGCCCGTGCCGTATCTCGCGGTCACGGTGTCCGCCGTTTCAAGCGGACCGCTGTAGCGGCTGTCCTGACTATGGTTCTCATAGACTGTCGCCGGCACGACTCCGGCTCTCAAGGTCGGTGCTTTCTCTTCTTCGAATCCGATGCCCCTTGCTTTTGCGGAATGTTCCGTGCAGAACCCGGCGGATTGCAGAGTGACGGGAGGATGATGCGCTTCGGCTCTCAGAGTAGCCGTTACATTATCCGTCACTTCCATCCGCTGTCCGCCCTGATCGTTCAGGCATATGCCTGCCGCTCCAGAGCGATTCTCAGGACTTCCGGCAGTTCTTTGCCACGCCTTGAAGCCCTCGTGAGAATACCCAGACAGGCCTTCGGACTCAAATAGTATTTTTCCGGCGCGTCCGCCATCAAGATCTGCGACAAGGTAGACGCGTTTTCGGCGTTGGGGTACTCCCCAGTACTGAGCGTCAAGTACCCGCCATGCGAGACTGAAATCGTCTGCCACGATCTCTCCGGCGTTCGGCCATTTCTCAGGTCGAGGAATATCAATCTCGTATCCCTTGACCGAGCAGACCGCTTCGAGTACGGACTCGAAGTCCGCGCCCTTGTTTGAGGAGAACGCGCCGGTGACGTTCTCCCACACGATGTATTTCGGATATCCGCCATTGGTAGCCCTCCTCATTTCTCTCACAATGCGAATTGCTTCATAAAAAAGAGAAGACCTGGAGCCTTCCAGACCTTCCCGTTTTCCCGCGATGCTCATGTCCTGGCATGGAGAGCCGAATGTGATGATGTCAACCGGCTCTATCCGTGCGCCGTCTATCTGCGACACATCGCCGTAGTGCTTTACCTGCGGCAGACGTTTTGTCGTAACCCGTATCGGAAACGGCTCGATTTCGCTTGCCCATTTCGGTTCGATTCCGGCGATGGTGCCGCCGAGAGGGAATCCTCCCGAGCCGTCGAAGAGACTGCCGAGCGTGAGTGTTCTATTCTCCATCGACGTCCTCCATCAGCTTCAAAGCGTCTTCGTATGTGTATTCCTTCCCGTCGCGAATGAGCTTCACATCGCTTGAATCCTCATTATGTGAATGTAAATATCTGACGACAGCCACATCCACATACTTTGGTTCAAGCTCCACGCCATAACAGATGCGTCCGATCTGGTCGCAGGCGATGAGCGTCGAAGCGGAGCCGAGGAACCCGTCAAGCACGAGTCCGTTTGTGGCGGTGCTCTGCTCTATGAGGTAGGCGATGAGCGGGACAGGCTTACTGGAAGGATGTCCGAAGCCGCCCTCCTTGGAGTTCTTCACGCCGTCGAACTCGAACACGGCTTTCTGCTTCTGGTCGCCGTACCATTTGTGCTTGCCGTCCTTGCGCCAGCCGAAGATGATCGGCTCCATGTTGAATTTCCAGTCGGTGCGCATGAGCGGAGCTCTGGGTTTCTTCCATATGAGTCCGGCTCCGACCTTGAATCCCGCGTCCTCAAAGGCGTCGAAGAATACGCGCGCCTGCATGGTCGCGTAGAACTCGTAAATCGAAGCGTCGTCCGCCATAGCGTTCTTGAAATTAGAGAAGCACTTCATCAGGAAGTCGTAAGCCTGACTGCCTTTCAAATCGTCGTTCGCGATCTTACCGGACGCATTTTCCAGATTGACGAAGTACGGCGCGTCGGTGCAGACGAGGTTGACCTTTTTGTCGCCGAGCAGTTTTGCGAATGTCTCCGGGTCGGTGGAGTCGCCGCAGATAACCGTGTGCTTTCCTATGTGCCAGAGGTCGCCGGTTTTGGAGAAGCAAGGCTTTTCCAGTTCCGCGTCGACGTCGAAATCGTCCTCCTCGGCTTCTGTATCGTTTCCGAGCAGCTTCTCCAGTTCCTTGTCGTCGAAGCCGAGCAGGGAGAGGTCGAACGCGTTCTCCTGCAAATCTGAAAGTTCTACAGAAAGCATTTCCTCGTCCCATCCGGCGTTCAGCGCGAGTTGGTTGTCGGCGAGAATGTAGGCGCGTTTCTGCGCGTCAGTCAGATCCTCTGCGAATACGCAGGGGACGGTCTTGTAACCTTCCTCGCGGGCAGCGGCAATTCTGCCGTGTCCGACAAGGATGTTGTAGTTGTTATCAATCACAGCCGGAGATACGAATCCGAACTCTCGGAGCGAGCTTCTCAGCTGTGCGATCTGTTCCTTGCTATGTGTCCGGGCGTTCCGGGCATAAGGCACTAATTTTTCAATCGGCACCTGCTCTAATCTTTGTGTGTTCATTTAATATTTCCTCCCTGTCTTGCCCGGAGCAGGCGCTCCATTACATCATCCTGCGGATTAGCACCGGAGAATTCCGTCGAGCAGTTCTCTTTCACGATCTGGAATATCTCATTCCACAGCCGGTTCGCCTGGTTCATGTAGTTGATGCCGATATTGATGAACGGACTGGGTATCGGCTTGCCCGTTGTAGGATGCTTGCTCAGATAGCCGAGTCTGGTGGTCATTTCCTCGCACTGTATCCATCTTGCGGACGCCATAGCGTACCGTTCGAGCAGCTGCGGAGAGACGGCTTTCGCCACGCCTATTCTGTCGAGCCATTCCCATGTTTCCTTGTAGATGTCCGCCGCTTCGAGCGTAGAGCCGTCGTGCTGTTTTGCTGACAGGAAGTCATGAGGTTTCGGCATTTCCTCGCCCTCAATATCCGGGATGTCGAGTATCTCGATTTTTCTTCCGCCCGGATTTCCGGATTCGTATTTTTCAAGAGCGGACTTTTTCTTGCGTCCCGCGCCCGGTCTTGCGCCGCCGCGTCCGCCCGTATTATTCGATTTTGTAGGCATCTGAATACCGCCTCCTTTATTACCCTTTAGAATTTGCCTTTTTCCTGCACGGTACCCCGCGCCGTTTTCCGGCGGGTCGCCTCGTGGAGATTCCGACCGCCCCTACCGGTTGTGCTTCGCGCCTCGGTCGCCGCGTTCCCTGTGGATCTTCTCGTGGCAAGAGCGGCAGAGACTCATGAGGTTGCTCTCGTCATTCGTGCCGCCTTCCGACAGCGGAACGATGTGGTGGACCTCCTCGACCGCGACATACCGTCCCTGCTTCAAACACATCTCGCAGAGCGGATGCTTGTGGACGTAGCGCGTGCGGATGCGGGTCCAGGCTCGTCCGTAACGCTTGCCTGTGGAGTAGCCGCGCGTGAACGTCTCGTAGTGCTTTTCCATCAAAGCCTTGTGCTCCGGGCAGTACTGTTCGCCGTCGTCGCAGAGGTTCGGGCATCCGGGATAGCGGCAGGGCCGATTTGGTTTCATTGGCATAGGCGCTGCCTCCTTTCCGGGCATGAGAAAAGCCCCGGCAGGAGATTGCTCCCGTCGAGGCTTCTGGTTCTTCTTATGGTTTTCGCTATTGTAAGGATAACACAGAAGGCGTCTGCCATTCTGTGCCAAAGTGTGCCAAACCGTGCCAACTTTTCTAATCCGGCATTGTGAAGTTCTGAAGTGCCGATCCGTGGATGCGGTGTACGGTGCGGAGGCTGACGTTCAGCATGCTGGCGATCTCCTCCCATGTGCAGTTGTCGATGTACCGGTAGCGGAGAACCAGCTGCTCCTCGGGATCAGCCAGCAGGTCGATACGCGCGTTGATCTCGTCCCGCAGCGTAATGAGCTGCGCCACCTTCTTCTCCACGTCGGCCTGTATCTCGTCGATCTTGTGGAGGCAGGTGACGAAGTGCGCGTCGCTTGGCGTGTTCGGGTTCCTCGGCATGCCGTCGTAGCGCATGCCGCTGACGCTGGTGGACATTTCCCTCCAGTAGTCGATCTCCCGGAGCCGCGAGTGGATCAGCGCATCCAGGTGCTTGGCCTGATTCAGATATTGCTTCGGAGTCATCTCATCACCTCCTCGTTGAGCTTTCTTATCAGCATCTCGCCGTCAACCGTCGTCAGCGCCTGATACCACTGAGAGCGGAAGAACCGTTCGATTGATTCCTTCTCCGTTTGAGCGGCCTTGTTCCGCGGGTTCATGCGCAGGGCCTTCAGTGCTGTCCGGTAGTCGCGGACAGCCTGCAGGATGACGGCGTTGGCGAGATTCTCGTAGGGGTCGTTCATCGCATCACCGCCTTCACCGCAGCGATAAGCGCTGACTGCGTCTTGTCCTTGCGTTTCAAGGCGTTGAGGATCTGCCCGTCAATGGTGCTCGCAGTGACGATGTGCTGGATGACGACGGTCCGGCTTTTCTGGCCTTGCCGCCAGAGCCTTGCGTTCGTCTGCTGGTAGAGCTCCAATGACCACGTGAGGCCGAACCAGACAAGCGTCGATCCGCCGGACTGCAGGTTGAGCCCGTGACCGGCGGAGGCCGGGTGGATGACTGCTACAGGAATATTGCCCGCATTCCAGTCATCGATGTCCTGCGACGACTTGATCTCCCGGACGTCGAACCGTCTGCGGATTCTCTCCAGATCGTGCCGGAACCAGTAGGCGACAAGCAGCGGCTTCCCGTTCGCGGCCTCGATGATGTCCTCCAAGGCGTCGAGCTTCCGGTCATGGAATTCGATGATCTTCCCGTCGTCGGAGTAGATCGCGCCGTTTGCAAGCTGAGAGAGCTTCCCGGTAAGCGTTGCCGCGTTCGCTGCGGTGATCTCGTCGCCGTGAAGTTCCAGCACCAGATCGTTCTTCAGCTCCTCGTACCGTTTGCGCTCCTCGGCGGACAGCTGCACCTCGTACTGCGTGGAGATGAGCTCCGGCATCTTCAGATGATCGGTCGACTTCATGGAAATCGTGATATCCGAGATTTTCCGGTAGATCGCGTCCTCTGCATACGGCAGCGGCTTGTAGGAGTAGATGATCTCGCCGTTGCGCTTGTCGGGCATGAAGTAGGCCGTCCGGTACTGGGTGATGAAGCGTCCGAGGCGCTGTCCCTGATCGAGGGCCTTGAACTCCGCCCACAGATCCATGAGACCGTTGCTCGATGGCGTTCCGGTGAG